GGAACCCCACCTCTGAAAGAGGGAAAGTTAGGAGAAAGTTCTCCTAACGACTCTCGGCGTGAAAGCCTACGGTGCTCTTAATTGCACCGTCCGATCCAACCTCCTCACGGAGTTCGGAAAGAAAATAGGCTTCAAGACGAGGTACCGTTGATCGAACACGTTCAAGCCTAGGGACCTTACGGTCCGGCAGCTCGATAGTTCGCTCTGAGGTTGACACCCCATCGCGACCATGCGTTTCCCAAGTCGGGTAGCGCATGATGGGACTATAGACTAACCTACTACCCGATACAGGGCCATAGGTGTTGTCCAAATAGTACTCATCTCGTGATCTATCCCATGTGGTGTTTAACCAATGAAGATACCCTCCCAAACCTGTCGGCTTTTTATCTACTTCCGCAACAGCACGTGAGTGTGCGCGGTCGTGGCTAACAAGTTGGTATTTGAAGGATAGGTCTTCACCACCCCAAAGACGTTCTGGTACCAGACTCTTAAGATAAAGCCAAAAGTCCTCAACTTCGCAGTTGAGAACTCCAAAGCCCTCCATCTTTGCCCATTTGCGCAGCTGATTGGCTGCGTGCATGACATCGACAACGGTCTTAAGTGGTCCCTTAACGTAGAAAGGAGTTATATCGATACCATTGTAATAGTGACCTCCGCAGGACTCCCGAAAGGGCCCTGAAGCAAACGATTTCTCGGTGTTAACCGTGAAACCGAACCATCCTAAAACCCAACACAGAGACTCGAAAATCTCGCTTGGGCAGATGATGTCATCACCATAAACAGACACGATACCACGGACACCCTCGAAATATTGAACGGTCTTCGCGATCGAATAAAAGAGCAAGCTCTCTAATTCGAAAGTAAAGCCGTTACCCATGCTCGAGAACATCTCGTTACGGTGCGTACATCCGTCAATGACGGTAACTGGGCTCCGCAAGGAATCCAGCAAAGTATACCAGCACACAGGCAGCATTTCTGCCACGAGTCCAGTGGTGACGCAGTCGCTAGCAGAGGACAAATCCAATGTAGCTAAACGTCCCGTAAGGGACCCTTCCCGTGCGAGCGATCGGTTTCTAGCCTGATCGTTCAAATTAATGCCGATTGCGCGTAGCCTCCTTCGGAAGAAGGAGCCTGCGCCCTTTTGCATGTACATATTAATGTCGGGCTCTTTACAAGCACAACGATCAATATCCGTTTTCTTGGGAACGGTAAACAGCTCGTTGCCATCTCTGAGTACCTCTCGGTACTCAGGACGACCAGCCCCTAACCACCCTGGAGCATCCTCGCGAATTACTGCGAAAAGCTCTGAGGCGCGAGGGGTCACGTCTGCTTGCCCGAGGAACTTGCTAGCCGGAAAGCTGCAAGCTCGGTTGCGACTCGTCGATGCGCCACCGGAAAAGGCTCCTAGGAGCACTTCTTCCGGCACGGTCTCACCGATGATAGCAACGATTACCTTACGACAATGATCAACGAAACGGCCGTAGGTGACCCGAGGCATTATATGATAGCTCTCGGGTGTAATTAACAACCTATGGTTCGTCGCTTCGTTGTCACGTTCGACGACCATCCATTTAAGGATAGCCGCGTTCCTGCGATCACTCGCGGGTAACGTGTCGTCCGATACGTACTTACTGAATGCTTCCCTCTTAAGATGGTCCGTCTTCACGGATGGCACCAGCTGAGATATCATCTTTTGGAACGTATCGGTCAGGTCGGGTGGAATCACTACGCCCGGGGCTTCTGCCCGCGAACGCTGATTGCGCTTGTGTTTCATACTGAACTCTTTCATGTATGAGGGACTCCTTAGGCGACTGCCCAAGGAGAAGACTGGAAAGGAACAACACCACACACACCACCGATATCATCGATAGCGCGAACAGCACGATTCGCTCTCCCGCCGTTGTCACCAGAGACCTTGAAGGTCTACGAGTGCCAGCATCGTCTGTTCATTCGTACGATCACACAGGCCATAGACCAATTCGATCAGATCGTCGCGCTCACGCGCGGTCGAAGTCGGATCAAAATTAAAGGTCACGTCTGCGTAGCTCGTCCGAACAACCTTCGGAGAACTGATACCGTTAACAACGGCGTCTTGCACAACCGGAATCGTCAGCTTAAGGGTCGCTTTAACACGTCCCTGGGCCGAGCGAGTCTGGCCAATCGCAATCCGGCGATCCCCAACGGGGATACCGGTGGATTCCACGTACGTCACGGTCCCATCGGCGGCCTGCTTCTTCGGAATGAAGGTGTGGGTCGCGATCGGGTCGCCACGGTCCTTGAGGACCAATGGAGTCATCTGAGGCATAGTTCTGCTTTCATTTGATAGATTTAGGCACCATTGCCTAAATTCTTTGACGTATTAACGCGATTGCGTTTTTGACGTGGGGTTTGGAGAATGGGTTTTCTTTGGCATAGAGTTCAGGAAGCGGAAAGTCCGGAAGGACTTGCCTCCGCATGGTGTAGTTGCCTACGGCAAAATGACCCCTGTCCAATATGCTACCGGGACTGAAACTTGCCAGCGATGCTGAGAAGTTTTGTTGATCAGTCACGGTAATATACCCAGAACCGAATTCGAGGCCAGCAGTGGCTGACAGAGAGTCTAACACGTTCCCGACCGGAATAAACCAGTCGAGAATAAAACTAAACGGTGTTAGCTCCCACGCAATGCTGAGTGGATTAAGAAGACCGAACATATCAGCACCGACCAGCGCTGGACAAGTTACTTTCGCAACCAGCCCACACTTAGCAGTACCGACGCATTTCCAGCGGGTTTCAAACCGCTGGCCCTGCACGAAACCGAAGTCTCGCTCGAGCTTCTGATTCTTAACAACCTTCACTTCCATCTTCGCCGGTTTACCCGGGTCAACATAGTCGCAAAGGAGCTTTGTCCCATCGTGAATGTCACTGATTAACGGCAACCAGCCGTATTGCAGTTCCAACCACTTCTTTGACAAAGAGTGTCCACTAAGAATCATCTTGGGTGATAACTCCAGGTGCTTCAAGGCTAAAGCGTAATTCCCCCGTTTAAGGGAGTTGTACGCACCTATGACACGCTTGGTGTTCTCAGTTATCATCCTCACTACTTGATTCGCCTCTCCTAGGTTGTTACCAACCTGGACCTGACCTTTGCGCAATTTGTTTCGCGCTTCGGTGATGCTTTTGCTTCGGATGTTGTCAAGATCCTCAGCCCAAACATCAGGTGGAGACAAATACAATACGGGAAAGTCCACCGACATAGGTGTTTGCTCGACAGTGTCGACAACCAACTGTTCGTTGAACCAGACCTGCCGCCGTACGATGTAGGGATCATCAGTAATCAAACTGACAATCTCGCGAAAGTACGGCTTTGGGCCTCGACCTCCCTGGACTGCTTCATGCTTTTTGCTGAAGCCATCACTGATTACATACGGATCCCGATTGTTAATCGGAACACCATACCTGATACCCTTTGAAAGGTGATAAACGGTATGTTGGTGGGAAAATGTACCCACTCTGTTTGTGAATGCAGTAACGCCCATAGTGAAACCTCTTATAAAGACTGGTACAAAGCCAGCAACCGAGACACTATGCCAATTCCTTGACATAATACCCAATCATAGTCCGGCTATTGCAGCCAAGTCTAGTTTGTGGAGGGTAGTGTTCTTCAACGCGCGGCGTTCAGCCCGCACGAAGGATTACGAAAACTCTCCACTTGCCAGTTAGCACGTCGCCCTGGATTGAGAACAATCCCAGGGGGTAACTAACGACAACGCAGACACTGATTACTCAGTGCCAACTAGAACCGGTGCCCCGAAG